GTTTCCCAGTCACGATCCAAAGCAGCAAGAACAATTATACTATCTCAAAAGCTTAAAATACTGCCTACAATGAAGAATCCTAGAGGTATGATGTTTGACTTATCGGCTAATTATGGTATGCATGAGCGTAAAGAATTAGACGTAAAAGAAAGAACTGTAGTGGTAGGCGATATAGATGACTAAAAAGATTGTTTTAAACAAAGATCAAGTTAATGAAAAGTTTTTACACTTATACCAAAAGAAATATATTCCGCCTAAATATTCAATCTACTTTGGTGGTTCTGGTTCTGGTAAATCGTTTAGTGTACTTGATTCTTTAGTTTATAGATGTTTGATTTATTCAACTTTTGATATTGTTATCGCTAGAAAAGTAGGAGCGACATTAGAAAAAACAGTGTTAGACCCACTCAGTAAAATCATTAACAAAAGATATAAATTAGAAAAAGACGTTGATTATACTTACAGTAAAAAAGATTTAGATTATCAGTTTGCTAGCGGTTCAAGAATACGAATAACTGGGTATGACGATCCAGAAAAGTTAAAAGGTATTGAAGGTGTAAATGTATTTGTACTCGAAGAAACAACAGATTTTACTATTGATGATTTAGCGGATATAGAAGATAGGGGCCGGTCTAAAATACCTAATGGCCATCCTTGGGATGATATTAAAATCATTTGTATGTTTAACCCTATATTTGAAACGCATTGGATACGATCACATTTTTTTGAACCTGGAAAAGATACATCGGACGAAGTATATCAATATTATCCTAATAAGATATTTGGTGATGATATATTTATTTTGAAAACTACTTGGAGAGATAACAAGTGGTATAACGGTAAGTATAAGAATCCAGAAACTAGGGAACGAGAAAAGAAGCTTAATCCAAGAAAATACAGCGTTTATTGCAATGGTAATTTTGGCGTGTTAGGTAAATTGGTTTATGAAAACAATGTTAAATTTATTGAATTCACACCAGATCAAGTATATCCAATGCAAAAGACTGCACCTGCTCATGGTATAGATTTTGGTTTTAATGACCCATCTGCATTTGGTGAAGCTGTACTTGATAAGAATGGTGATATATGGATTACCTGTGAAGTGGGTGGCACAGAACTACGCACAAGTCAGTTTGCAGGTATGATACAAGATAAGTATCCTAATTTTCCTTATCTTTTAATATACGCAGATTCTAGCGCTAAAATGACTATAGCAGATATGAAAAACGATTACGGTTTTTACAATATTAAGCCATGTGTTAAAGGTCCTGGTTCTATATTAGCAGGTATCGAATGGCTTCAAGATAGAACTATTTACTGCAATAGAAAGTTAACGCCTAATTTTGCTAGTGAGTTAGAGTCATATCAATATGAAAAAGACAAAAGAACAGGATTATATAAGCCAATGCCTAAAGATGAAAATAATCATTTTATGGACTTGTTAAGATATCTATCAACACAATGGCGCACTGCACAATGGACGTTTAGCTAAAATACTAGGAGGTCGAAAGTGGAAAAAACATTGCAACAAATCGAAAACGAAATAAACGCTATTAAACTAAACATGCAAACTTTTAAAGGTAATCAAGGTATTCAGACATCGATTGATTATTATAGGGGTGACCATACTAAAATTAATTCTAGGAAAATGGAATATGTTCATGATGGTAAGCTAGTAGAAGATATGTTCAAAGCTAACGCTAAATGTAAAATGAATGATTACAGGACCATAGTCGACCAATTACAATCTTATTTGTTAGGGAAAGAACCGTCTTTATCTGATGTTGACGAAGATATATTAGAAGAGTTGCCATCTAAAAAAGCATGGGCTGTTGCCAAGAAAGCATTGAAAAGGTGTCAAATTCAAAGAATTGCATGGGTTCAACCTTATATTGATTCAGATACTCAAAATGTTACGTTTATGCTTAACGAGCGTTCTGATAGTATTATACCTATTTATTCAGATGATATTAGTAAAAAGTTAGCTGCGGTAATTAAATTTTATGACATTGATGTTTTAGTTAATGAAAAAGTAGAAACCGTTACTAAGATTGAATACTGGGATACTGAAACTGTTACGTATTATAAATCCGATAAAGATAAAATAAGTTTCTGGGAACCGGATGTCATTGTTAGAATGAATCCAGAACCCCATATTTATAGTGAGTTAAACTATACAAACGGAACCGTTAAAACTGTTTCAGAAAACAAATGGGGTAGAGTGCCTTTTATTCCTGTTCAATTTAATGATGAGTATCAAACAGCTTTAGAAATGGTTGGTAAGGATAAAATAGACGCGCTAGATTTTATGTTATCTGATGGTGTTAACAACTTTTTAGATATGGCTGATGTTATCTATATTTTAAAAGATTACATAGGAAAGCCAGAAGAAGCTTTATTTAACTTAAAAACCAAACGCGCTGCAGTAGTTGGTGGTGATGGTAATGTTGATTCGTTAACTTCTGAAATACCTATGGACCAAAGAGAAAAGATAATTAAGCTATTAAAACAAGCGATTTATCAAGATGGTATGGCTGTAGATTTATCTAATCTAACAGGTGGATCGATTACTAATGTTTTAATACAAGCTTACTTTGAGTTGTTAGATATGAAAGCCAACAATGTATCTGACCAAATAGAATATCTTTATCATCAAATGTTGATGTATGTTGACATTAAACAACAAGATTTTTCTGAGTCTTATAATATGCTACCAGAACCGACAGTAAAATTTGATAAAACTATTATTGTTAACGAGATTGAGTATATTAATGCTGCTAACACTTCTTCTGGTTTCATTTCAGACAAGACAAGATGGGAGTATGACCCAAGAGTATCAGACCCTGCTAAAGAAGCTGAACAGGTTGAACTTGAATCCGGCGGAATAGATGAAGAATAGAGGTGAATCATGGCTAAGTTGTATGAGATTCAAGAACCTTTTGAAAAAGCAGAAGAAAAGATAATAGAAGAAGCTGAAAAAGAAATACAAAAAGAATCACAAAAAGCACGCGACAAACTCGCAGAAGTTGCAGCTGAGTATAACGAAAAATATAGTGGTGGATATATACCAGTTAAACAACAAAAAGAAATGAATAAAAAGTTTACTGCAATAGATGCTGCTTTATCTGTTGCGGTTGGTAAAATTATCTATGATAAAATGGATAAAAACATGTCTAATAAATACTATGGCCGGTTATTTTCTTATGAAAAAGTTTCTAAAATTAAAATACCATTTGAAAAGCTAACTAAAAAACAAAAGCGTATTACAATTATGGATAAAATAGGCGGTAAAACATACGTGAAGCGGTTGAATTTTCATTCTAAGAATTTAACTAAAACAACAGCTGCTATTGTTAAAAATGGTGTTAGACTAGGATTTTCAAATGATCAAATAGCTAAAAATATAACTAAGAGAGTCGGAGTAACTTACAATCAAGCTTTAACCATAGCAAGAACAGAAGTCGGGCGTATGGGTTCTATTTCAGAAGATAAAGCAGAAAAGCTAGCACTTAAACAAGGGTTGAAGATTACTAAAACTTGGAAACATTATAGAAGTCCAGGTGAAAGAGCAGATCATATTTTAATGGATGGCGTTAAAGTAGCAGGCGGTACTATGTTTGTTCTTCCTAATGGTGAAGAATGTCCTAGGCCTAGAATTGGCTTATCAGCAGGTCAAACTATTAATTGCAAGTGTAAAGCCAAAGAAAATTATATAGGCGGTGGAAAAGGCGAAGGAACCGTTGTGGGTAGCTTCACAGTATGGATTAAAGATAATAATATTGTAGATTTTGAAAATTAAAAAAAATGTTGTATAATTTAATTAGGTAAAAACACTATACGGGCCGAACCCGATAAAAACGAAATAGTGAAAGGTGGATACAGATGTTAAAAGAATTATTAGGCGATTTATGGTCGCAAGAAATCGAAGATGCTTTAAAAGGTAAAATGGAATTAGTCGGCAGCGAACCCAAGATACCAAAAAGTAGATTTGATGCTGTTAATCAAGAGAAAAAGGATCTTAAAGCTAAGGTTGACGAACTGTTAAAAAAACTTGAAGATTCTACGAATGATGCTGAGACTATAGAGCAGCTTAAGAATCAGTTAACACAAACTAAAACGGAATACGATTCGTATGTAGAAAACGTTAAAACTGAAAAGGTTAATAGTCAAAAGAAAGACGCTTTAATTAGCTACCTTAAAGAAGAAAACGTTTTAAATCCAGAATTATTATTACCGTTTTACAATTTAGAAGAAATTACATTTGATGGCGATAAACTTGTTGGCATTACTGCTAAAACTGAAAGCTTGAAAATTAAATTCAAAGATCAATTTGGTGAAGTGAAAGTTAAGTCACCAGATATAACTAATAAATTTAAAGATAAAGCTTACAAGGATCTTTCTTTAGCTGAGCGTACTGCTTGGAAACAAAAAGACCCGCAAGGTTATGCAGCTGCTAGACAAGCGCATTTAAAAAAATAGGAGGTAGTCAATGAAAGTATTTGGTGGTATTGTATTTGATAGCGAAATAGTGCTTGATTATATGATGGAAAAATCGACCTACAAAGCAGCTTTGTTAGAGTCTGGTATTTTAAGAGAAGATCCGTTAATTGCAGAACAAATGTCAGAGCAAGGTAATAAATTCACAGCCCCTTCATTTGTTCCTTTAACTGGTAGATCGCAAAATCATGATGGTGTATCAGACATTACACCTGGTTCAATTACATCTAAACAACAATCTGGTGTTGTTGTAAGAAGAGATAATGCATGGACTTCTAAAGACTTAGAAGCTGAGTTAGCATCAGAAGATCCGCAAGAAGCAATCGGTGATTATTTAGGTGATTATTGGGTTGAAGAAGATGAAACAACTTTATTCTTAGAATTAAAAGGTGCTTTTGCAGCTGCTTCTGCTTCTGCATTGGTTGATGATATTTCTATCGCAGACGGTGATGCTGCAACTGATGCAAATAAGATGAATTCAACAACAATGATTACTGCGTTATTCTCAACAATGGGAGACGCTGCTGATAAGATTGTCGCTGTAGCTGTTCATACTGATATTTACGCATCATTAGTTAAGCAAAATTTAATTACGTTTGTTCCGTTAAGCGATCAAACAACTATGGTACCAAAATTCTTAGATAAGTTCGTATTCTATTCAGATAACTTCCCTAAAGTTGCTGGTGGTACTTCTGGTTATGTTTACACTTCTTACTTCTTTGCTAAGCAATCTGTAGGGGTTGCACCTGGTAAGGTTAAAAACCCATTAGAAGTAGAAAGAGAAGCACTTAAAAACGGTGGTCAAGATACATTAGTATCAAGAACTGCTAAAGCGTTCCATCCTTACGGATTCTCATTTACAGCTGATATTGCGACTTCACCAACTGATACGCAATTAGAAACAGGTACTAACTGGGCGCTTATCTATGATAAGAAAAATGTTGGTATCATGGCTATGAAAACTAACGGTTAATTAAATGTTAATTGAACAAGGTAAAAACGCTTATATTTCTGAAAAAATAGAAGATGGTCGAGTAGTTTTAGCTACTCGGTACATCTGTCTTAATGGTAAATATACTCGTGTTGGTGAGAGTGTAGAGATTGAAGGGGAGTATAAGGAAGTGCACTTGCATAACATTTTGGCTAGACATTCTTTTAAAGAAATGCCAGTTGAAGAATCTGTTGTTGATTTAGGAAAAACAGAAAATCCAGACGGTAAAGTTGTTGAAGATGACGATAAAAAGGTTTTAAATGTTACTGATGTAGAAACCACAGAAAATAATAAAAAAGTTGAAGTGGTTGAAGGTGATGTTGACGGAACGGTTACAGAAACAGTAACAGAAGTTAAAAAACCTAGTTATACATTTATCGAGTTAAAACAACTTAGCAAGCCGGAACAGAATGCAATTGCAAAAGAGTTAGGCTTGAAAGGTTATCATAACCTTAAAGAAGATGATAGAATCGAAATGATTTTATCAGCAATAAAATAATACATGAAGCTAGGTAAGGGCAACCCTTTTGCCTAGCTTTTTTAAATAACAGGAGGTAAT